TATTCTTTTCTTCTTTGATTTTCAGCTGCTCTCAAATCTAACTCTCTTGATTTTAATTTAGCAAGAGGATCATTATCAAATTGTGAGGTGATTTCTTGTTCTTCCTTCATAAACTCTTCAGTCATCTCTGCAATTAAAATAGCTTTTCTAGCTTCAAACTTTTCTGAAAACTGTTTCATTTGCATTTCAACTTGAGGGTTTGGTGGAGGCTGTTGACCTCCGGAAGCTTGTTGTTGCTGTTGCTGTTGTTGTTGCAACTGCTGTATTTGTTGTATCTCTGGTGCCATTTCCATTTCTGTTTGTTCCTGCGCCATCAGACTAATATGTTCTAAAACATTTTTTTCCATAGCTCCCATTATCGCTGGATTGTTTCGTGCAATATTAGTAGCCATAAAATTTAAGTGAGCTGTAATATGAGCTCTATGATCTTGTCCAGGGAAAGCTTGGAAAGGTTTTCCACCCATAGCATCTATAGATTCTAACGCTGGATCCTTTGGAGTAGGTGGTTCAGGTTTTATTAAAATTTGATCAACATCTTTTATTCCTAAAGCTTCATACATATTTCTATACACATTATACGTATTGTGAATCTGTGGATTTGACATTGCCAGCTGTAACTCTGTTTGCGCTAAAGATATTCGCTGTGATTGAGAGAAAATATTCGGGTCAGCAACTGGCAATATATCTATCCTATCGTCGAAGTCAGTTTGCTTAATAGTTCTTTGACCTCCGACAACATCATATGGATATTCTTGGGGAAGATATGTTTTAAATACCTCCGATAATAATTGAAACTCTTCTTTTAATGCTGCATATATTCTTTTATGAATTGCAGACATTGTTCTGCTACCTCTTTCTAACAAGGCTACTGTCGTTCCCACGGCCGCTTGTTGATTACCCTCACCTACCTGCAAGTCGGCTATTGAAGCAAATCTTTGGCCTGCAGAAACTACGACACCCATAAGCTGTAATAAAGTCTGTGATGGTTCTTTGTACGGAAGCATCATAAATGCATCTTTGATACTTCCTCCAGGGGCATCTACGTCTCTAAATTCCCCAGGCTGAATAGATTGTGCATCATCTCTAATTCTTATTCCTCGTTGTTTAAATCCTGCCGGTAAGTTTGATAACGTTCCCGCGTCTAGTAATGATCTTAAAGCTGAAGTGGCAGTTCGTGATAAACCACCAATCATGTGTATTAATCCAAAACCATAAAACCCAAGCCCTGGTAAAAATTTAAAGTGAACAAAATAATTTACTTTTACTTTTAAAGGATCATTTTCTTTAAAATTTCTTCTAATAGATAAAACTTCTAGTGAATCTTCTTCAATAGTTACAACATAAGGAAGTTTAATACCCGTTTGTTCACCGTCGGATCCCACATCTTCAAAATTATCTAAATCTAAATCTACATGAAACTCTAAAATAGTATGCATGTCTTCATTTCTTCCGGTTTTAGAGACACCTTGTAATTCATGTTCTTTTTTAGTAACCTCTGTTTCATGTCTTTGACCGGGAGGTGGAATTTCTACATCCCTATAGAAACCTAAAACCTGTTGCTTTCTTAAATCATTTTCAGTTATTTTAATAACATGAACAATAGCTTCCGCATCTTCTAATGAGGTAGCTGAATATGGAACAACCAAGTCATCGGCTGGAACAAATTTTGATACCGGTCTTCCTACTAATTCATCATAATAAACTTTTTTAAAAGTCGAACCTGCTAAAGGAAGATGAAATAACATTGAATCAAATTCAGGTTCATATTCTTTCATCTTGTCCATGATTTGGTAATTCATGAATTCTTTTACTCTATTAGCTTGTTGAACTTTGTCAGGGGTATTCATCCCTAAAATTTGTGTTCTTACTGGTCCAGTAGCTGGGAGTAGCTCTTTATAAGCGAGCGCTTGAAACTGAGTAACAGCTTCAGCCAAAACCGGGTGAGTCGCCCCCGACGCACCTTGAAATGGTTCTGATTTTTTTTCATATTTAAACCCTAATAAATCAAGTCCAGTTGTATAACTATGTTCCCAATCTTTTCTAGATGTTTTATAGTCTTTATAATTTTCTATAAGATTTGTGGATAAAGTTTGTAATTCTCCCTCTTCTAAATAATCAGCTAAATTTGCGTAGTGATCAGTTGAAGGAGGTAATTTCCCTTCGTCATAATTAATATCAACGCTTCCATCTTCGTTTGTAACTATTTCAGGTGTACCTTCTCTATTTTCTGGTTCAGAAATTTCTTGAACCATCTCATCTTGAGTTACCTCAAGAGTCTCGTCTACGTTTGGTAACGCCTTGTCTATTTCTGCCATTTATTTTCTCCAATCGCACTGTTTTAACATTGTTATATTTTAAATTCAACCCTTGAGGCACGGGTCCAGATTTGGGCGGAAGAAGCCATGTTTTAGGGTATTTAGTTCGGGTCATATTCAGGTGGGTCATAATCAGGGAATATGTCTTTTTTCTTAGTCCCTTTCTGCTTATGAATTTGTTTAGTTGATTTATTTTTAGCAAACGCTTCTAGTTCTGTTAAATCAGACATTGCATCATCTACATCAAGATATTGATCATAATCTATGTCAAAATCATCCGCACCTGTTTGAATTGGACGTCCTTCAGCAACACCAAATTCACCGGGACCTCTCTTACCTGCATATGGTCCTTCTTCAATAACATCACCTCTTTGATAATCTAAAGAATATTCTTTGTTGTACGCACCACTTCCAGTTTCATAAGTTCCTTTTTTAGGAGCTACATTTATACTTACGTTCCCAGTATCTAAATCGTAAATCATATCCACATCATCCCCATCTTCAAGTGAACCTCTTTTAACAACTTGTCTATCTTTGTAAGCCATTTTTTTAGTTACATCTTCACCTTCGTTCCAGAGCTTTTTAACAAGACCAGGGAACCATTCTGGCATGTCTTTAATTTTGTCTATTGTTGGTCCTGTGTAAGTAGATGCTCTTTCGAAAACTTTTCCAAGTTTGAAAAATCTTCCAACAATGGGTAATACAGCTAATGCACCTAAACCTTTTATAAAAGCTCTCTTACTTGGACTCTTCGGTGATCCATCTTTTAATCCATCTCTCTGTAATAGGTTTAATACAGATTGAGCATTTTTTCCATAGATCGGTTTATATGCCGGACCACCTGCAGCTTTGTTTAATTTAGAAGATTTTTTATTCTTAAGATCCATTTGAAGATACTCTTCAAACGTCATCTGATTATCGAAATTAATTTTCCAATCAACCCAACTTCCACCGTACTTAAAACCGAAACGGTTTTGATCCTGATTTTCTTTCATTTGATTATTTCTGTATGTCATTTTTAAATCATCTGGATCTTTCATCTTTAACATTGCGTCACTATAATCCCTGTAAGGAGATTCATCTTTACCCGTCCATTTCTTTTCGAAACCTTCTATTAAAGCTGGAAAAACTTGATCTGCTTTTTCAGGATCAAATTTTCCTTGTAGCAGATTTGGTTGAGATTCAGTGGCTACTTTGTGTGCAACATCTCCTGCAATCATAACTAAACCTGCGCCGGTCATCCCTTTAATAAGGTGAGGTACTAATCTTGGAGCAACTCCCATTCTTAACACAGTGTCATAAAATTTTTTAGTTGTAGTAACTTTTGAACCTAATCTTTTCATTATATCAGGCCATAGCAACGCTGATCCTGCAACCGATACATTAGGATCGTCTTTTAAACTTCCAAACTCGTCAGAAAAAGGATCTATGTCTACAAATTCACTAGTTGCAAGACCTGCTCCCATTGCGGGCGACATAACCGGTTTTAATATTCCTTTTCCTACAGCCTTCGCTCCTTTCCAAATTTGTGGACCATATTTTCCAAGTGCAGCGGCTGTTGCAGCGCCTGCCTCGTATGGAATCCCTGTATCTTTTTCTTCTTCGCTTAACTGTCCAGGAGAACCTTGAGGCATTTGTCCTGTGTCATCAGCTGCTTCAGCTGGATTTGTTAAAATATTAAGGGCTGTTCCTCCAGCAAGAATTGGAACCGCAAACCTTCCTGTTGGTCCTTTTACCGAGGGCATTCTTGATTTTATAAAGTCATATCCTTCCTTTATTTTTCCTTTTTGAAATAAATCAATTACTTTAAATGCATTTGGTTGAACTCTTTTAATTCTTTTTAATTCTCCTGGTGGAACTGTATCGGCAACATTTTTAAAATATATTTTAAAACTGTCTTCTATTTTTTGAGGTTTAATTAATCCTTTTAAATTCATTTCTTTTACATCACCTGCTTTAATAGAATAGTGTGGTAAATCTTTTCTATCTAAATTCGGAAATCTTGTAGAAACTTTATCATATACTTCATTGACAAGTTTAACAGCATCATTAGCTATAGTTTTATCATTGTTTTCTAAAGCTTTTACAGCTACTCTTAAATAGTCCTTTACATCTTTATATAAACCAGATGTGGCTCCCATTTGTTTAAGATTATATCTTTTAGTCGCAAGTGTTACTGCTCGCAAAGCTTTAGAGTCACCTATAATATGCCCTGGAGTTATTCCCTCAACATGTTCAAAACTAGGTCGCGACCAATATGGAAATTTAGGATCTAATGATCCCTCTATTGTATCCATATTTAAAAATTTTAAAAGTCCTCTATCAAAAGTTTGAGGATTAAATTTTTCAAAAAATGGACTTCCGACTTTTTTACTAAAATATTTTGGGTCACTTATAAGCCCTTCTTCTTTTGCAGCCAGATCAACTTGTTTTTGAAGGGTCTGCGACGCGGACGCAGAAGTTTTTTTAAAAAATTTAAAAGGAACTTTTGGTCTTGTAGCAATATCTTCAACATTAATTAATTTTTGATTAATTAAAGTATTTTTTAATCTATCTAAAGCTCCCCGTATTCTCATGGAATTTTTATTTTTTTTATCTTTCCCAGTTATTTCTTTAACAATGGTATTTAAAGGTTTACTCTTATATTCTTTTTTATATTTATTAATTTGTTCTTCAGTTAAACCTGCACGACGTGAAACTGAATCACTTCTAGGTCTTTCATAATCTAGGTTTTTTTCTGCATCTACTGAATCTAGGTAAAAAGTAAGTGTTTCTTGTTTACCAATATCAAATTTATCCATAAATTTTTGAGGATTAATTTCATATTTTTCAGCGGGGAGTATTTTAGTTTTATTAAATTTTTTTATTTCTTTATCTATAAAGTCAGCCATCTGTGTCACTTTTTTGGCTCTTGCAATAGTTTGTTTAGTTTCAATATCGCCTGTTATAGGGTTTCTAAAACTAGGAACTCTTGATAATTTTCTTTTTGTTATTCTTCCTTCATCAATTAACTCTTCTTCAAGATCTTTTAATACCTCATAACTAACGCCTAATGTTTTAGCCATGTCTTTAAAAGTATTTTGTGCTCTATATAATTCTTTAAATCGTGGTACTTTATTTATAGCTAGACGTTTTTTAACTTTAGTTATTGGCTGACCTTTAAAATAGAGTGTTTCTAGTTTACCTGTTGTTCTATTATAAAACTGTCTTTTAACTGGAAACGCTTTTGTCTTAACTTTAGAACTTTTTTTAATTTTCTTAAACCCACTCCTAGATCCCATGTCTTCACCTTGGAACATTCCACCTTCACCTATAATTCCACCATCCGCCATACCAAATAATTTTATAAAATTTGATTTTGCTGATGCTTGAGCTTCTTCTGCTGTCATTCCTAAGTGAATATCTTTAACTATTATCCACAATCTATCTTCAGATACACCGGGAGCATAGGGTTTCATACTATTAACAATTTCTTGTTGTAATCTTTGTAAAGCAGAGCCACCACTATCAAAATTAATACGCCCACCTGTGGCACCCTTTTCTCGTCTTCTTTTTTCGGTAAGAATATCTATTAAATTAGGTCGGAACATTTATTTCCCTCTATATAATTTTTGAAGTAATGCTAATCGTTTTAAAGCTTTTTGTTTAGCTTCCGCATTAAGAGTTAATAAAGGTTTTTTCTTTTTAGCTGCATTCTTTTTGTCCGAAGCTATTTTTTTCTTTACGTAACTCGTAAGACCTTTATTGTAGGATTGAAAATTTTTTTTATCTCTCGCCAATAATTTACTAAAAGGATTTCTGAAGTCAGCTTTCATAAACTTTTTAATTCTGGCATCATCACTACCATATTTAAAGTTAGCTCTTCCCCCTTGTGCATAATTAGAATTTCCTCTATCCTGTCTAGTATCCGACGCGAATTGATCGTAAGCTTCTTGTGTTTGTTGTACTTGGGATTTTTGGTTTGAGCCTCCCCCTGATTCACCTACGTAAGCGGAACCAGGCTTAAATATTTCTTTCATCCAAAGATCTGTCATTGCGTCTAATTCATGTTGAGGCATTGCCATTAATTCCTCGAACGTATAAGCTTGAGGTAAAAAACCTGCGTCCGCTAATTCTTTTGCAGCATCAACAGTGCCGGAAGCGTAAACCGCTTTTTGTTGTAGTTGTGGAGTTGTAAATTGAGAAGGATCAATTCCTCGTTCTTGTAAAATCGCCATATTAGTACCACCTTCACCCATATTCCAATCGACAGCAGAACCCGTTAATCCTTGTTCCGCTCCGATGACTCCTTCAGTAGGCATATATTGAGTCATGAAATTATCTAATTCTTGAGGGGGTTGACTAGTTATTGGATCATAACCTAACTTTTGTTGAGTTTCTTCGGGACTCATCTGCATAATTTGATCAGGTGTATATCCTTTATAAGTATTAGGTGAACCATTTGGAGATTGTAGTCCGGGAACACTTGATGGCATAGTTGCAGGCCCCTCACCAATGTTCATCATAGTTCCGGGATTTTGTTCACCGGCTCCTGCTGATGAGCCAGATGGAGTTTGGTATGAAACATTTATTGGTTGTGGAGTTGAAGCACCTTGTCCTTGTCTTGCTAAATAATCTGCTTGCGATTGTTTTGCTCTTGCATCAAAATCTATTGGACCACCAACTTGCGCATGAACTCTACCGCCTGTTGCGAATTGATCATTTTGTGTAAACTGTGTTAATAAAGGTTCTATTTCTGGAACAATTTTATTTAAAACACTACTAACCTCTGGAGTTAATACATCGTCTAATACTTGCATATCCCCCTTAGTTAAGGATTGTATTCTGGTCATTAAAGCTTCTTTAATCATTATTTTAATTCTTCTTTACTAGCTAATCTTGGTTTTACAGGTATTTCTTTAGAAAATAAACCACAAACAAAGCTTCCTGGATATATAATCAAATCAGCTAATGTAGATTTTAAAGTTCTTTTTTGTTTTCTAACATGGTGGTCATAAAAACCCTGCATAACATCTGTCCAGAAACCTTTTTTATTTAATAGATGTTTAGCAATTACTTTACCCCAAACATTATATCCTGCACGCCACCAATCTGGTTGCTTGCTAGACCAAACTGTTAAACGAGCGAATTGTTGAGCTTTTTCCCATATTCCATGATGAACCATTTGAGAACAACACCAACGGCCGCCACCGCCTCCGCCGCCGCCGCCACCACCGCCGCCTCCTCCGCCACCGCCTCCAGGTCTATTTGTGCCTGTAGGTGAAGAAGGTGCTGAAGGTGCACCAGGTCTATTTGTGCCTGTTGGTGAAGAAGGTGCTGAAGGT